ATTAAAATCTCCTGTAATGGGAGCCTATGAATTACCAATAAACCCAAATTAACCAAACCAACTAAACCAAACTACTATTTATGAGAATCAGTAAAGAATCACTGGCAGAACTCAGAGACAAACTGCCCCGTGGAAGCGCTCAAAAGATAAGAGCGCGACTAATAAAGAAAAATATCCGGTTTACGCAGCAATACATTTACCGTTGTCTGGATCCTGACCAGGACGATTACAATCCTACCATCATCGAGGAAGCAATTAAACTTGGTGAAGAGATGACAAAAAGTATAAAAGAGAAAGAAGAAAGAGTTTCACATCTAAGGTACGCATTGTAATGAAAACATTCTCAGCTATGTCCATTCCGGACAAACGATTAACCTTGCAGGCTTACGAACAATTACGCTCTATGTATAGAACAATTACCGAAAAGCCTGGTAATCTGCCTATAGAGATTAGGGAAAAAATATTACAGCAAACCCGACGCTTGCAACAATTGATGGATGCATTGGAAGCGGAAATATTATCCGAGTAATTCAATCTTCACGAGTTTCCCAAATCCAGACTAACCACTCCAGCAGTGAGTAAAGATTCTCAAAGAATCAGCCATAGTTCCTATGAATCAGCAGGGGAGATGCTCCTTGATAAGATTGCTGAGGTCAACAGCATTTTGATCAAACAGAAGGCCAAGACCGGTGAGACCGAATCGTATCGGTTCTGGATCAAGGTTGCCGATGTGATGAAGTTCGCCTGGGATTATATTCAGGATGTTCATTGGATCTTAAGGAAAAACCAAATCCTTGAAGCAGAAAACAAGTGGCTTAAGGATTGGAATATTGAGTTGTCAAAGCGGCTTGAACACTATGAACTGGTAAGAGAGATGAAGCTTAATGGCCGTTTTGAGGAAATCGTGAAAAGCGTTGATGAAATGCTCTCTAAAAGAGAACAGCAGTCTAACCAAATTAAACAAAACCTACCTGATGAATGAATTACCCGATAACCAGGGAATTGAATTACCAAATATTGAGATCCTCAACGAAGAAGAAGTACTTCTCTTTGCCGATACAGCCCTGGTAGAGGCCGGTAAAAACCTGACCCGTCGGGGTGAGGTAATCAATCAGATTTGCGATCTGATCTTTAAAATGGACGATCCTGTAAGGCAAAGCATATTTGTTGACGATATCTCAAAGCGACATAAAATCTCCAAAAAGGCAATCACTGACCGGATAAAATCCTTAAAGGATTCGATCACTGTGATTAAGCAAGATAGCAAGGATGAATTTGAGGGTTTCGGCGACATTGACAGAAAGACGGCACGGAAACTGGGATTCTTTGAACATCGCAATTGCTTTTACTTTTTAACGAAGGATGGTCCATTCAGGGCGTCAAATTTCATCATTCGCCCTCTGTTCCATATCTATTCCAAGACCGATAACAAACGCCTGGTGGAGATCATCAATGAGGACGATTACCATAGAACAATTGACATACCATCCAAAAGCTTTGTCAGCATTGAACAATTCCAGGCCGCCGTGATCAATGAAGGCAATTTCCTTTTCTTCGGCACAAAATTTCATTTTCTTAAGATCCTGGACCACATCGCCAACAAGTTCCCGGTATGCAACGAGCTGAGAACGCTTGGCTGGCAGCGGGAAGGGTTTTATGCCTTTGCGAACGGAATCTTTAATGGTACCTGGCAACCGGTGGATGAATATGGAATTACAGAACATGCAAAACAAAAGTATTTCTCCCCGGCATATTCCCGTGTTTATAATGAGGTCCGTGAAGATGACGATGATTATGAAAGCGACCGCTATTTCATATGGCAGCAGTCCCCGATCACTTTCGGGGAGTGGACCAAACTCATGATGGATGTCTATGGACCCAATGCCAGAATAGCGATTGCCTTTGCCATAGCCACGGTCTTCAGGGATCTGATCTATGAGAAATATAAAATATTCCCTCACCTCTTTCTATTCGGTGAGAAACAATCCGGCAAGTCACAGCTTGCCTGGTCCTTGTCAAACCTATTCTTTAATAATATGCCTGCATTCAATTTAAGCTCAGGAACCCAGGTCGGTTTCCACAGAAAGTTATCCAGAATAAAGAACGCCCTTTGCTGGTGGGATGAATACTCCAATGATATTGATCCCAAAAGGGTTCAGACGCTGAAAAGCGCTTTTGACGGCATGGGCCATGAAAAAGGGAAAATGACCAGGGATAATCGCACGGAAGTAACCAAAGTCAACGGTTCTTCCGTGATCAGCGGTCAATATCTGCCTACCGTTGATGACAATGCCCTGTTTACCAGGTCCATCCTGCTTTCGTTCATCCGGAAGATCTATACTGCTCAGCAGCTTGCCCGTTATGATGAATTGAAAGGCTATGAGCAGCAAGGCCTGAGCAGCCTTATCGGTGAAATCCTTAAATACAGGAAAGAGATTGATCAGGGGTTCAGCATGGTCTTTTCGGACCTGATGGATAAAATCAAAGATGAACTTACCCGGGAAGGAAAACAGTTTGAGGAACGGCTGGTAAGAAATTTCTGCATTATACTGGCTCCGGTTAAGATCGTACTTAAATCCATGCTGCCCCTTGACCTTAATTTCACATTTGATGAGATCTACGGCCAGGCAAAGATCATGATCACTGAACTTTCCATACAGATTTCTTCCAGTGAATCCTTATCCAATTTCTGGATGATGACCGAATACCTATTGGATAATAAGCTGATCGAGGCCGGTAAGGATTTTGAAGTGAAATCAATTGCCACCATCAAGGTGACTAATAAGAACTCACAAGCGGAAACACTGAATTATCCCGAACCAAAAGTGGTTCTGTTCATTCGTTTCTCAAGGATACATCCTCTGTATATGGAAGGTCACCGCAAGCAGTTTGGCAAAAATGGTGTTGACCTGGTCAGCCTGATGCATTATATCAAGCATCACCCCAGTTATATCGGATCGATGAGCAGTTACCGGTTCGAAGATTCAATCAGCAGTTGCTTTGCATTTGATTATGAGACACTAAAGGTCAATCTACAGCGGTTGCAACGCATTAATGGAGAGGAAGACCAGCCGTTTTAAATTTTTCAGAAATGAGTTTCCGGAAATTTCGATGTTTTCGATCCTACGTCCTACAAAATAGATTATAATATTAAAAATCAATAATATAGAGTGTAGGAAGCTGTAGGTAGTTGTAGGTAGTTGTAGGACTGTAGGACTGTAGGAAGCGGTTTTTCGTGTTGGGCAAACGTTTTTTTATTTTTTTTTCAAATGAGTGAATTAAAGAAAATAGATGGGTATGGATGGGAATATTATGATTCAGTTCCCGGCGATTTCATCCTGGCCACCATGGAAGATTTTCATATCAAAGGAGTAAAACGCATTGGCCTGGAATTCCTGATTCGCTATGCAGACAAAGAAAAATATCAGGTCTGCATTGTTTCCGAGCGGTTGACCTCTACATTCCTTCTTCCTTTTATTCAAGCAAACAGAGTATTCATTAAAACATCTTAATAATGTCTTCAATCACGATCAATCAGCTCATTAAGAATACCATTGAACAGAACCGGTATTCTAAAAAGAAAGTGGCCACAGCTGCCGGCATTTCTGAAAAGACCCTTCGGCAGATCCTTAACTCCGATGATATCGATATTTCAGCGCTGTTTCTTCTCAGCCGTGCCATTGGCTTCAAAGTCACCATTGAATTCTCCAATGACCAGACCAGTATCAAGTTTCCATTAATCCAGATGGACCATGAAGATCCTGCTCAAGATTGAAAAGATACAGGAAATCGTACTGAATCTCCTGGTATTTATGGTGTTTCTGGGTCTTATCCTCTTCCCCCTGTTACTGCCTCGCCAGCTTGGTGAAATTATCGGCCTTATTGTCAAAGGCTATAAATCGATCAAACCTTGACCTTTATTTTTAGTATTTACACTATTACATTTGCTCTATGCCGTCACCGATGATTATTAAATGTGAGTGTGATCCTTATCTGATAAGGTTCATGGAAGCTTATTTCGAAACTTCCTCTCCAATCAATTTCCCCAAAAGCCATGATTTCAATAATGCCCTGGATTTCCTGATTACCAAACCTCCGCCTAAATGGGAAAATGAAGATTACGGAGATCGCACATTACTGATTCAACTGCCATTTTTTGAGGATAAGAATGTGCTGTCCAATTGGTATCTTTCAATTCGTGCTCAAAGAGCCTTTGTCAACCGGGTTACAAAGTTTTTCAAGGTTATCTTTCATGCGCAAATGAATCAAAGCCTTACCCTTGGTTTAAATAAAAAAGATTCAATTGAAGTTTTCATGGAAAAGTATAATCTCACCATGGATTCCTGGGATATGTTGGAAAAAGATTTTAACCGATTCATTCATATTCGCCATCAAATAAGATGGAAAAAAAGATTAAAAAATGTTGTCAGTTCCGTGTCAATTTTGTCCGGCGTTCTATTTTTGGAGATAATAGGAGAGGGGTGGAGAGTTTTGGAGATTTTGGAGAGGTTTTATAATTTCTTATGATTGATTTATGGATAATATTTCAGTACATACCGGTATAAATTTTGGGGGAGTAAATCCGATCTACTGGATTTTCAAAGAAGACCTTCTTTCTCTGGTCTATTCTAAGAATACCTGGACTGCAACCGTTGCCCTTGGATTGGGAAGATCATGGAATACCTTGTATGCCACTGCGGAAACCATTCAGATTGAAGGAGAAGAGCAGGAAACGGCATCCGGAACCAAGTATGTTTATAAGATCTCCATGCAGGTTCCAAAAGACCGGCCTTCTGTAGAACTTCTGCTTCATAAAATGAATCAAAGGGGCATCATTGTGCTAACCAAGGATAAAAATGGCACAATGCGGATTTTCGGTACTGCGGATTGTCCGATGAAAAAAACATCAAAGCTTCTCATACCAAAGGAACCTGAAGGATATAACGGTTTTCAGGTCACCTTCCTGGGAGAATTTCCGCAACCGGCATTGTATTATGGTGGTTCAGCCAATTCCATAATTGTTACCCCGCCTCCTGATCCTGGTGGTGAAAGTACTTTGTAAGTCCTTTATTACCCTTGTTTGCAGAAGTATCATTGCAACCTTAATCGGTTACAATGAACCGCCTTTTAAATGAAATCCTTTCCTCTGTTTGGCTGATCGATAATGAACGGTCAGCTTATTACGCTTCCCTGGTCCACACCTTGTTTAATGGTGGCTCCATCAATCAGGGGGATCTTTCTATCGAACGGGCGAAAGCAAGATCATATGTTTTGGCTGGAGGTAGCCCAGATCAGTCTTTCGGATTAAGGGATGAATCCATTCCTGCAGGCAGCATGGCCATTATCCCGATCCGCAGCGAGATCATGAAATATGATCAGGAATGCGGGCCCCGTGGCACGATGTCCATCATGGATGAACTCGATGCCGTTAACAAGAACCCTAATATTTCCGGGATACTGCTGCTCATAGATTCACCTGGTGGCCAGGTATCGGCAACCGATCTTCTGGCTGATAAAATCAGAACATCACCCAAGCCTGTTGTTGCTTATGTCGAAGGTCTTTGTGCAAGTGCAGCTCTGTGGATTGCCGCCGGATCGGATAAGATATTTGCTTCATCCGATCTGGACCGTATCGGTTCCATCGGAGTGATGCTCGCCTTCGCTGATCTGAAACCTTATTATGAAAAGCTCGGCGTAAAGTTCCATGAGTTTACAGCCACGTTATCCACAGACAAGAACAAAGAGTTCAAGGATGTTCTTTCCGGAAACTATGACGGATACAGAACCGAAGTCCTCGACCGGATCAATGAAAAATTTATAGCCCACATCAAGCAGTGCCGGCCTGCAGTCAGCGAAGATGCGTTAAGCGGCAAAATGTTCTTTGCCCAGGATGCCATTGCAGCCGGACTTCTTGATGAAATCGGTTCATTTCAAGCTGCTCTGGCTTATACCGCTAACCTGAGTATGCAATACAGTCAAGTTCAATCTAAACATAATGACAACATGAAATTCAGTTCTAAATGGAATACCCTCATGGGGTTCTTCGGTTTTTCAACCGATCAGGCCGATGCCGAAGAAATGACCGCTGAACGTATCGGTCAGCTCGACCAGGAAATGAGTAACCTCAAATCAAGGAATGAGCAGTTGGAAGCCAGCGTTCAGAAAGAAGCTTCCGCAAAACAACAGGCTCTTGATGCACTCGCCGCCGAGAAGCTCTCTCATGATGCCACCCGTAAGGCATTTGAAGACCTTAAGGCCGAAGATGCCGGTGGAGAAACCACCGCTTCCAAATCAAAAGATGTGATCACCGGCGACAATCCGGCTCCTGCCGTGTATGGACACGACAAACTCGCAGAAAAGTTTTTAGGTAAATAAAGTATTAACGCAAATCTTTTTTCACAATGCCAGAAATTTCATTAGCTCAGTTGAAGGAAGCTTTCGGAACCTATATCGGAACGAACCAGAAGGATATCCTTCTGCTTCTCACGCAGGCTACGGTCAGCCAAAAGCATATGACCACCATCGCCTCAGCCGATCTTGAATACCGCGCTTCCAAAGCCGTTATCGATGATATGGTCCAGGGCTTTCAGAAGAAATGGACTCCCAAAGGAACGGCAACTTTCACCCCGATCGCTATACCGCAGAGGCGGCATAAGTTCGATTGGGAAATGTACCCCGATGATATCGTGGACTCCTGGTTAGGCTTCATGGCCGCCGAGAATGTGGACCGCAAACAGTGGCCTATCAGCCGTTTCATCATCGAAAAACTCATTCTTCCCAAGATCAATGACAACAGGGAATTGAAACTAATCGGCAAGGGTGTTTATGAAGCTCCGGTCGAAGGTATCGCCCAGGCTACCGGCAAATCCATGGATGGTTTCATTACAATTCTGGAGAACCTGAAGATTGCCGGCAATTCAAATGTGAACTTCATCCCTCTGACAGCTCTTACTGCAGACAATATCTTTGATGAAATTGAATTGTTTGCCGCTTCCGTGGCCGATCTCTATCAGGATATCCCGATGGAAGTGTATCTTTCAAGGAAATGGTATTCCGCGTACCATAAAAAGCGCAGGGATCTCCATGGCCAGGACACCAATTACACCGGCCTGAAAGACCTGATCGAAGGCAGTAACATGACCTTGACTCCGCTTCCTTCAATGAATGGTAAAGATGTCATCTTCACCACTCCGAAGGACAACTTCATTCGCCTGATGAACCGCAATGAAGGCGCTTCCAATATCACCATCGAAAGCGTTGACCGTCAGATCAAGGTTTTCGCCGATTGGTATGAATCCGTCGGGTTCGGTATCCAGGAAGCCGTATTCGCTTACGTTCCCGGTGCATAATTCTGAAGAGTAATCAATAAAATATAGGAGAACATTAAAATGAAAATACTTCGGACATTGTTTACCCTTGTAATGATCCTGCTCACGGCTTCAATTTTTGCCTATGTACTGGATGTTTCACCGCTTCCCATCGCTTTAGGCCTGACGGTCTTCAGTCTGGTCATTCCTCGCCAGCAGGGAGTACTGAATTTCTCGGTGCTCTTCGACCTGGCAAAGCCTGTTGGCGAGACCGTCGGCAGTGGGGGAGGGATTAAAAGCGAAATCATCCTTATCCATGAAACCGATGTGGATTGGACGTTGTTCCCTGATCGTGGAACCGGTGTCGATTTATCTACAATTGCAGGTGATATCGCCATGAAAACAGGCAAGTTCATGCACCGCTTTTATATGACCCAGGGGACCATCAAACCTTCTGAGAAAAAGCTCAAAGGATCTAACCAGGATTGCGGAGGTTATGAAATCACCCTGGAAGGGTTCTATCCCGGAATTGAAAAAGCAGTGCAAAACTGGAAATCCCAGTTCGGCATCAGTTTTAAAGGCCTTATCATCGTTCAGAATTGTGCCCTGGCACAGCGTTACCTGATCGGTGAAAAATGCAACCTGGCCCATATCGAGGATATCGATACGACCTGGGGCGAAGAAGTTGATAAAGAAAAAGGTTCCAAGTTCACCTTCAAATGCAAACAAAGTATGCCGATGGCCCTTTATGAAGGTGCAATTGCATTTGACCCCGCAAGCGAAAGCTGGTAAGTTTCCATAATTAGTAGGTTAGTTAATGGTTGGTTGGAGAACCCCGGCTTGCGTCGGGGTTTTCTTTTGTCCTTTCACTGCAATTGCAGTGAGGTTATTTTCGCATCCATGCTAGAAGAGATAAATTCCTGGATTGCCTCAGATCATGATTTTCATGAAGGTCTTGCTCTATATCAGAAATATGGCCGAAGCAAATCCCTGCTTCGGGTTTTAAACGGTAGTGGCCCTTCCCTGAAGAACTTAAATACTCTTATCTACGAACTGTCACTTAGTGCCGGCATTCCTGAAATGGGAGAAACGCCGAATGTTATGTTAAATACAAACATGGCTGACAGTTCTGATAAGAAGCATCCGGTAGTGGATCAGCCGGCAATTCCTGGTAGGGGAGTGGCTGCAGATATTCCTCGCAGAGAGAACACTGTAGAGATTGATCAGCTTATCCAGGAGAAAACAATGCTCCTCAAAGAATGGGATAGTCTTCACTCCACTCTTGAACTTGTTGATAAACAGACCTGCAGAATTAACGCCCTTCGGATCCTTGATATCGGCGATATCCTGGATGATATGTATAACCGCCTTGATCATTACAATAAACATGGCGTATTGCCGCCGGCCAGAATATTTCCGCTCAGAGATTACTCCGGTTCCAAACCCTTCGATGTATTCAAGCGTCGTGCCACACTGAAAACCTATATCAGCCGGGAAAACAAACTGATCAAAGATGCCAGGACAAAAGCTGTCCTGATCAAGCATCGCAATCTGCTTGCCAAGTACCAGCTGGAACTTAATGACATTGAAAAGAAGATTGAAAAGTGAGTTTATTTAAATTATCGGACCTTACCAGGAGCACCCCCAAGCCTGAAACCGGTGGATCAGTTAAAACAAGCGGATCCAGCCGCTGCTTCATTGGTAAAGCCAATGAAAAGCTTCAGCAAAAGATCGGAACGATAAGCCCCGACCTGACCATTCATTACGCTTCCCTGGGTGATTGGTCAACTCATGACCTGTTGTTTTATCTGCTTCAGATCACCGGTCCGGCCAAAGTGTATTTCACTACCTGGGCAATCTCAGAATATGCAATCCGGCAATTGCATTCCTTTATCCAGCAAGGCCATATCCTGGAACTCCATGGAATCTTTGATTATCGCAATGGAGTTCGCAAACCTGCCGAGCTGCAATTCCTGCAGCAGATAACGACCAACATCAAACCGGCTAAATGCCATGCCAAAGTAACCTCAATCATTAATGATGCCTGGGGCATAGCAGTAAACGGATCGGCAAACTATACCCGCAACCCTCGTATTGAGGCAGGCACTATCTGCACCGAAAGACCGGTTGCAGAATTTCACCGGGATTGGATCCTTAAAGAATTAAACGAAACAACCGTGTTTTAATGGATGAACTTGAAGAACGCCTCGCTCAGATTGAGGAATATAGCGGCCTGATGTTTAGCCGCGAAGAAATCGCTGATATCCTGGATGTGGACAGGCAGTTGTTAACAGAACTGCTCGATGACGGAGATTACCTGAGGGCATTCAAGAAAGGCCGGTTATTGCGTGAAGCACAGCTTCGAAAAGCAATCTTTGACCTGGCTGCCAATGGTTCTTCGCCGGCTCAGGCATTTGCAGCAAAACTTATTGAAAACGCAAAAATGGAAGATAAATGAACGTCTGGAAACTTGAACACGATACGGCTATGGACCGTATCCGTATGCACTACCTTAGTGGTTATGAGCTTTCAGCTCATGACGAAGAAGTAAAGAGGCGCTGGCATGCCGCCTTCACCTTTGGTTTAGAACATAAGGGGAGCGACAAAGAGGTCGCCTCCATGCTGACCAAGACCTTTAATATCTCTGAATCCCAGGCTTACCGGGATATTTACAATGCCATAAATCTCTTTGGTGATGTACGAAAGTCAACCAAGGAAGGCCTTCGGTACATGGTCACTCAATGGGCCATTGAAGTATTCAAGATGGCTGTGGTCAAAAAGGATTTCAAGGGCATGGAAAAAGCCCTGACTTGTATTACCAAGACCAACAACCTGGATAAAGAAGATCAGGACCTTCCGGATCCTTCAAAGATCCAGCCGCCGGTGCAGATGCTTTCCCTTTCCATCAACTTTGTCAACAGTCCGTACTTCAAACTCATTGACGACAAGGCTCAGAAAGAAATCCTTGCCGTGGTCGAACGGATCCAGCTTGTCATTGATCAGTCGCCGGTAAAGAACTACCTGGATATGCTCATGGCTGATGTTGCCGCAGCCGAATCCCTGCCCGATGGAAGAACTGCAGATTAGACCGGCTCCCTATTATAATTTCCCTCAGCTGGTCATTAAGCTCAGCTCCCGGCCTCATAAAATGTTTATCGGTGGCCGTGGTGTGGGTAAAACAACCATTATCGCTGATGAAGTCATCAAGTATATATCCGCAATGCCCCGTGGCAAAGTATCCTTGAACGGCCTGACGTATTTCCATATCCGAACCAAATCATTGCCCCCTATCATTGATCATTGGGAACGCCGAGGCCTGTATAGGGGGATCCATTATTTCATAGGGCATAAAGCCCCTAAAAAATTTCTGTGGGATGAACCCCATCAACCGCCCCTGGACTATACCAACTGCATCCATTTCTGGAACGGCTTCGTTCTTGAATTCAATTCCTTCGACCGGCCGGAAATGGCCCGAAGCGGTTCCTACGACGGGATGATCTTCGATGAAGCGACCAAACTTAAGAAATCCGCCATCGACAGCGATGTGCTACCTGCAAACCGCGGAAACCGGGACCGGTATGGTCATCTTCGCTTTCATCATGGTACCCTGTTCCTGGGTTCTATGCCTCTGACATCCGATGGCGATTGGGTATTCGATTACGAATCCCTGATGGCAGAATTCCCGAATGAATTCCTGTACATGGAAGCTTCCGCCCAGGAGAATATCAAGATCCTTGGACAGCGCTATTTCCGTGACCTTAAACGGGTATTGCCCCAGGTTATCTATGATCTGGAAGTGCTCAACAAAAGAAGGAAAACCAATCTTAACAGGTTCTATCCCTTGCTTTTTGAAAAGCAGCATGGCTATACAAATTCCTATGACTATTCCTTTTATGACCGGATTAACCAGGACCCTTCTAAAAATGCGGTTGAAGATTCCCGTGGCGATGCTGATTGCCACAGTCTCGATCCCTTATACCTGTCATTTGATTTCGGTACCACCCAGAACTGCCTGATCGTAGGCCAATGGCACCGGGATAGCAATGAGTTTCCAATCATAAAGAACTTCTATGTCGAAAATGAAACCCTCAAGGTCGTTGTTGAAATGTTTACAAAGTACTATCAACATCACCCAACCCGGGTGATCTACCTGTATGGGGGGAGCGACGGGCAGCGCAAGAACGATGCGGCAAGCCGAAAGAGTTACTTCGATGATGTTGTGGACTGGCTTACCAAAGCCGGTTGGGAAGTGTATCTCAGAGCCGAACTCTTTGAAGCTTCCCATATGGATAAGTTTAACTTCTGGCATAAGTTCCTCTGTGGTGACTTCCCTTCAGTGCCAAGATTCAAAGTCAATTTGAACAATGCCATGGAGTCGTTCTTCTCCATGGACAATGCGCCTATCCTGGTGGATGAATTCAAGAAAGACAAACGATCAGAACGCCGTATTGATCAACCCAGGTGGAAAGCAACTGACCTGAGTGATGCCGTTGATAATCTGTATTACTGGATGTTCTATCAATCTGTTGGAGATCAACAACCCACTAACGAACTCATTTTCCTGCGTCGATAGGATAGGGGAGCAAACCGCCTGCCTGTTTGCACTTTTCGTAAAATCTTATTTTAAGGCTTTAGGCTTATTCATTGATTAAATGATACTGTCTTATGGCTTCATGGTTGATCGTTGACCCAAGCGCAGCCAAAACTCAATAAATACGTAACTATCTAACTATATACAGGCGTTTCATATATCGCATTGCAGAGATGAGAAAGAAACGAAAAAAAACATAGGGCGGGGCGTGGTCTTTCGACGAATCTTGCAGGATTTTGGCAAATTAAAACTGCCAAAACCCTGCAAGAGATGGAATTAAGTATATTTTTTTGAGAATGGTCTGCAAATGCAGATGAAATCGGGGTATTACATTGGTTTTCAAACCGTACCGGCTTCTTTTTCTTTTGATACCGGTGTAAATAAAAAGAAGCAAAAAGAAATCACCCTTCGTAGTTCGGTCTATTGCAATTGCAGTACTTTTTTCTTTATGTAGCCTGGTTAAATCAAAAAGTACCAAAAAAGAAACCCTTTTGGCCAACCCACGGTTTTGCTCGAAATTTTCCCAACAAGTTACCTTGCGAATAATTCGCTTAAAGAGATAGTAGCTTAAAACTGTAAAGGGCGACCTCCTGCAAGGAATTGTCGCTCTTCGAGTGTTTTCAGATTGTTCCAATCGTGACCTACCCCCTTGACATTATTTATTATTCGCGGTTTAAGCCTTTGGCGTTTAAAAATTTCATTACTAACCTTAACTCACCTTACTATGAAAGCTCTAGCCAACCACACTGATCAACAGTCACTCGTCGAAATCTTTGTCCAGGAACTGGACCAGATTTACTACCCAGGTTACTCTGAAGAACTTATTGCCTCTGAACCTGAAAAGTTCACCTGGGAATTCAATGAATTCCAGGGCCAGTTCTCCTGTTAGAACAACGAATTGCTTACAGCAGGCAGTCAGAGATGACTGCCTGCTTTTTTTATACTCGCTGAGGCTGAAAAGGAAGAGTAGGGGCGACTTTTAAGTAAAAGTTGCAAAAGCCAGCCTAAAGAGTAATCCGAAATTCACAAAGTTATGCCCTGTGAAACTGTTTCTCACTAAAGGCGACCTCCTGCTGGCACTTGTCGCCCTTCGGGTTCATTCAGATTCTTACAACAATCTGACCTGAACCTTTGCTTAAAAGTTTCTCAGTGCATGCTCCCACCGGCAAATTTCATTTACTCACCGCGGCCATCAGCGCTGCTTAAAACTAATCAGCTATGAAAAAACACTCGATCAATGCACAGCTTGCCCAGGAAAACGGCGACCGGTACGAAAACACTATCCCTATGCGCCTCTGGGCAGAAGATGACATTCCAAGTCAGAAACTCCTGCTGAAAGGAACTGCAACCTGTTCTGATGCAGAACTGCTCAGTATTATCATCGGCTCTGGTGTTTCCGGGGAAAACTCCCTGGACATTGCTAAGAAAATGATGTCCAATTGCGGAAACTCCCTCTGCGAATTCTGGAAGTACGGAGTCTCTGACCTCCAAAAGATTAAAGGCATCGGGCTGAAACGAGCTGTGAAAATCTCAGCCATGTTTGCTCTGGCTCGCCGTAGGAATGAATCTGAAGTGATCCTCAAGGATAAGATCGTACACAGCCGGGAGGCCTTCGAAATCTTCAGATCCCTGATGGGTGACCTGCCTTATGAAGAGTTCTGGATCCTGCTGCTGAACCGTTCAAACCGGGTCCTGAGAAAGATCCGCATTTCCGAAGGCGGAGTGTCCGGAACGGTAGTGGATCCGAAGAAGGTTTTCAAGACCTGCTTGGATAATCAGGCCTGCTCCATTATATTAGGTCACAATCATCCTTCAGGGAATATCAATCCCAGTGAAGCAGATAGTAAACTGACCAAAAAACTCAGAGATTGTGGCCTCATGCTTGATGTGGATGTTCTGGATCACATTATCAT